AACGGTCTAGATATATTTTTACCAAGATTCTCATCGTAAACAGTTGAAGTACCAGCAGGTACAATAACTCCTTCTACGTCACTCATTAATCCTCTTGTTACAGAGTCATTTAGATATTTCCAGTCAGTTTTATAGAAGTCATAAGAACCTCTTCTGAAACCAGAGAAACCTAAATTAAGTGCCATATCAGCATCGTTGTTGAATACACCATAAGATGATCCACCAGCTAAAGCAGAGTTTACAGAAGCTAACATGTTATCGATCTCTAAAGAAACCGCTCTTCCTAAGAACATCATGTTTTCTTCTATAGCACCTTGCTTATCTAATTCTTGAAGGATAGTATCAAACTCAGCAAGACCAACGTGGCTATACTGTACTCCAGTAGCATCTGAAGCGTCAGTTCTATATACGTCAAAATCTGTACCTGTCCATACTAAACCTCTAGCGTTAAGAGCAGAGAATAATCCTTGAGTTCCAGAAACTGCAAAGTTTCCTGATCCTTGGAATGTGTGACCAGTAGGCATACTTACTTCTTCACCTTCGATCAATACCATTTCCATTTGATCCTCAAATCTTAATCTTGCTTCATGCTCAGATTTTAAGTACCATAAATATCCAGAAGCACCGTTCTCAGTTGTAACTTCAACCCAACCAATTTGAGCAGTATCAGAACCAGAGATTCTGTATCTATCTCTCATGATAGCAGGTTTGTTACTAAATTGAGTGAACTGTGAATCTAAAGATCCAGCTAAACCTGAAGATCCTTTGATATATTCAGTACCATAAACGAAAATCTTTACATTTTCATCAATATCAAAATTAACACCACCAGTATTGTTACCGGCATCGTCATTTCCTGATAATCTTCTTTGTGTATAAGGAGCAACTGTAATGTTAGCAGTACCACCGTTAGCAACAACTAAACATTTAAGAACTTTTAGACCATCTAAACTAGAAACTACGATAGTATCGTGGTTTTTAATTAAGCTAGAACCATCAGCTTCTACTGGAATAGTTATTGTGTTACCGTCAGCATTGTTAATATTAGCAGACTCTCCTGATACCTCGTCGCTATAAGCAACGTGTAATCTTCCTTGCTCTGACCAAATTACTTGATCTGAAGCCATTGGCATTTCAGCTCCTACCATTTTTAAGAAACCAGAGATAGTTCTCTTTCCGTATCTTTCTACTTCTTTTTCGTAGATTTCTGGTAAAAACTGCTGTGCGAATGTTCCGCCACCAGATGCGCTATCAAATGATAAATAGTTATCATTGTATACATCTTGGCTAGGACGCGGAGTTAAATGCGCTAAATAAGCGCCTGAACTTGCAAAAGGCATAATTTTTAATTTTTAATGTTTAACTTTATTTTCTAATTTTAACTCTAAGCTTGTTGGAGTCATCTCCAGAAATTGCTCTTACCTTCAAACCTCCAGCTTCAACTTGTCCAGTAAATTGTTGTCTAGGATCCATACTTACGTTTTTCGCCTTGGCAACACTTTCTTTCATAGCATCTGCTTTACCTTGTTGATAAAAATGATTAGCTACCGCATCAGCGTTCATAGCTGTAAATAAACCTTTGTGATATTCTTTAGCTTTATCCATTTCGTTTTTATCATTTAAAAATGGTTTAACAAAATTATTGATATTACTTTGAGTATCCTTAACTTTATCTACGTCTTTAACATTAAACCTAAATCTTTTTTCACCAATTTTATATTCAAAACCTTTGAACTCATTGCTAAAAACTTCATTAGTTTTCTTATTAAAAACATCTGTTTTCTGTTGAGCACCTTCTTGCTCTTTGTTATACCTATTAAAAAAATCAACAGCTTTTTGTTGGTCAGGTGTTAACTTAACACCACTTTTGA